AAATACTTTTAGGCATGATCGCCTCCGAGATAGGTGATTGTGATTAGGGTATGGAGATGCTGGATACATCTCCATATCTGTTATTTATAACAGAGAGGTTATTTCTATGAAACTATTTTTTAAATATTCAGATCCTAAAAAAGCATATTCTATTGCAGAAAAGATAATTAGTACAACTTCTATAGTTGCTAAAAAAACATTCCCTGATATTCCTGAAAGTAGTTTGTCTCAATTAACCGATGTTGTTAATGCATCCATTAGAGCATCACTTGATGCTATTGTTGAAGATGCAACTGAACTTGTAATTTCATATGATTTAACAGAGGGGATTTCAAATACTTTCGAGATATTTACTAAAGAATTTAAAAATGTAGATACACGAGATTAAAAGTGCGCGAATTATTTGATATTATAGGTCTTATTAATACAAAAGCCGAATATCCATCAGAAGAAGAATTAAAGGTATATAGTTCTTTTATGGGAAATCGTGCTATGTCTCAACATCAAGAGTTAATATTCTTTGCTGAAGAAATGAATGAACGATGGGGTATGCCTAAAGAAGCAAATTTTGCTTTTTATTATTATGGTGTTCCAAAAAGAAAACGATTTGGAAAATGGGCAAAGCCTGGTAAAGAATTAGATGATAAAATTGCTATTCTTAAAGAATACTATGGGTTGTCAACAATAAAATGCAAAGAGATAATTCCTTTGGTCGATGAATTAGATTTATGGGATAAAATGGCTAAAGAATTATCCAAGGGCGGCGCTCGTTTACCTAAAAAGTCTTCTTCTAAAAAAGATAAATAATGTAGTAATACATTATTAAAAATAATAGGAGATATAAAATGACAAGTATTAATGAAACTGATAGTTTGCTTGAATCCTTTATTTGGATTGAACCTCTTGATAGTGATTCGTTCTTTAAGGTTAAAGAAACTCTTACTCGAATGCGGTCTTGTAAGTAGAAAAGAAGGTGAAACAAAGCCTACTCTATGGCAAAGTGGACATATTCTACACAAAAGAGGACAATATGCTATTGTCCATTTTAAGCAGTTATTTCTACTGGACGGACGCTCAAAGCAAACTGATTTTACTCCAGATGATATTGAGAGAATCAAACTTATTGCTTGGCTTCTTCAAGACTGGGGTCTTATTAAAATTAAAAAGCAGTTTGAAGTTAGTGAGACTTCGGATGTTGTAGTAATTTCCTTTTCGGAAAAACAGAACTGGAATTGTAAAGCCAAATATACAATGGGAAAAATTAAGAAAACTCATAGTAAAAATGAGGATTATGTATGAGAAAAACAAAAAATGTTTCAATACAGGAAAAACAATGTATTGATTTGGGAACACTGAATATGTGTCCTACATATTCAGTCGATTTTTCTAAACTTGAAGAACAAGTTGAAGAACAGATGAACTTTCGTAATAAAGTTATTGTTCGGAGTTCACAAACTCTATAATGACGTTGAGGATTTAAAATACTACACTCAAAAGAGTGCTTGTTTTGATGTTCCAGTCTATTTAGGCAAAGATATTGTTTATGTTGATGCGTATAATCGTCTTTTAATGCACCTTATTAAAACTGTATCTCCAATGAAAGAAAAAGATGGAATAAGAGGATTTAATATAGAACCAGGTGAAAGTGCGATTGTTCCTACTGGGTTGGTTTTGGATATCCCATCTGACTTTAAGGTAAATGTTATTTCACGAAGCGGATCAAGTGGAAAGAAGCACTTAAAACTATCTAACGCTTTAGGTATTATTGATGAAGATTTTACTCATCAACTTATGCTTTTAATTTTTAACAATAGTGAAACACGTCAAATTATCTGTCATGGTGATAGACTAGCGCAAGCCGAGATTGTTCCAGTCTATAGAGCAATTTTTGAGTATCAAGATACTCCAGTTCAACAGAAAACTGATCGTGATGGTGGTTTAGGACATACTGGTATAAAAGTAAAATAGGAGAATATTATGGCAGTTAAATCATTTTTTATTCCTCAAGGTCTTGTTATTGCTGAAGTCACTGAAAATAGCGACACTGTTATTGCTAAAAACCCGGCCTTAATTATTACTCGTCAAAATGAAGTTATTTTAGCACCTCTTCTTCATCTTGTTGAAGAAAATACAGTGAGCCTAAAACTTGATGAAATAGCATTCAAATGTGTTTTTACTCCAAAGCGAGAATTGGTTAATCACTATAATCAGATGTTTGGAAGTGGTCTTGTTTTAACAACATCGATGCCTTGACATTTTTATTTTAATGTGGTATAATAAATTATCTATTATTAACACAAGGAGATATTATGTCATTTTATACCTATGCTGAACAAATAGGAAATAAAATATATCACCGTTTTATCGATGATAAAGGAAAAAGGAAAACAGAAGTTGTTAGAGGGTTTCCTATTAATCTATATGTTAAAACAACACCTTCAAGAGCAACTTCTGTATCATTAATGGGAGATAGTTTAGGTAATGTCTCCTTTAATGATATTTCTGATGCTACTGGGTTTATTAAAGAATACCAAGATACACAAGAAATCTTTGGTCAAACTTCACTTGTCTATCAGTTTTTAGCACACCAATATCCAGAGCAAATTTTATTTGATTTTGGTATGATTAAAACATTAATCATTGACATTGAAACAGCATATGATAGTTCTGGATTTCCAACTCCCGATAAAGCACAGCACCCTATTTTAACGATTGCTTGTAAAGTTCTTGGTAACAAAGATCCTTTTATAGTATTTGGAACAAAGGAGTGCAATGAAAGTAGTCATTTCAACTATATTCAATGTGATAATGAGAAACATCTATTGCAGATGTTCCAGCAGTATTGGAGAGAAGAAGTAAATCCAGATTTTATTACCGGATGGAATGTTGAGCAGTTTGATATACCATATATCATTAATAGATGTAATAAAATTATGGGAGAGGACTTCACTAAAAAGTTTAGTCCATTCTATGGAACTTTAGATAAGCCAATTACATCTTCATCTTCTTCCAGCAAATCTTCTAAATCAAATAAAAAAGATAAAGATGTAATTTATAACATATCAGGTGTTATTGTAATAGATTATTTAATGCTTTATAAAAAATATTCAATGGCAACATTGGAGAACTATAGGTTAGATACTGTTGCAAAGTATGAATTAGGAATGGGAAAAGTAGATTATAGTGAATTTAATGGTCTTATGGGATTATATGAAAAGAACTATGATCTTTTTCTTTATTATAACTTTATAGATGTTAAGATAGTTGAAGACTTAGAAAAGAAACTTAATTTCTTATTTCTAGTTTCAACTCTAACCTATTTAGGTAAATCTAAATATACTGATTCTTTTGGTGTTGTAAAATGGTGGGATGTCTACATTTATAATCAACTTCTTAAAAAGAATATTCAGATCCCACCAGCCAAGAGAAAAGGGCTAGATGATACAGGGATTGTTGGAGCATTTGTTAAAGATCCGATCCCTCAACTTTACTCTTGGATAGTAACACTTGACCTAACATCACTATATCCAAGTATTATTATGTCATTTAATTTAAGTCCAGAAATGGTCTATAGATCAGCAACTTTCGGATTAGAAAATATAGACCGTTTAATAGACTTTAAAGATGACTTATCTTGGCTAAAAGAATCCAATGTTGCTATGTTAGCAAATGGTGCGACATTTAAGCGCGACAAGCAAGGAATCCTACCAGAACTTGTAGATGGTATGTTTGCTTCAAGAAAAGAATTTAAGAAACATATGTTAAAAGCCACTGGAGAACTTGAGACACTTAAAAAGAATGGAGCATCAGAAAAAGATATAAAAGAAAAAGAAGCAGAAGTATCAACATTTAATTGCCGACAACAAGCATATAAGATCTCTTTAAATTCTCTTTACGGTGCAACTGCAAATTCTTTCTTCAGATATAACTCACGAGATATATCTGAAGGCATAACAATGACTGGTCAGTTAATTATTAGATATATTAGTAAGAGACTGAATATTAAGTTAAATGAAATGTTTAAAACATCTGATATAGATTATATCATCTTTAATGATACCGATAGCGCTGGACTTAATCTCCAATATCTTGTTGATAAGATGTTTCCTACCGACCAGTCAGATACTCAAAAGATAGTTAATTTCTTGGATAAGTTTGTTAATACACATATAAATCCATATCTAGTTCAAGAGTTTCAAGCACTATCTGACTATCTTAATACATTTCAGAATAGACTGAGTATGAATAGAGAGGTCATTGCTGACAAAGGAATTTGGAGAGGAAAGAAGCATTATATCCTTCAGATGTGGGATAAAGAAGGAATTCGTTACACAAAACCAAAACTTAAAATGATGGGTATTGAAACCGCTAAGTCATCAACACCTAATATTGTAAGAGGTAGTCTTGAGCAGGCTATTAAAATTATTTTAAATGGAACTGAAGATGAACTTCAGAGATATGTTAAATCATTTCATAGTGAGTTTATTTCTGCTTCTATTGCCGATATTGCGTTTCCTCGTGGTGTAAGCGATATGGATAAATGGATTGATAGTTCAGGTAAAATGATAAAAGGTGTGCCAATCCACGTGAGAGGAAGTATCGTTTACAACAACCTTTTAAAGAATGTTAATTCAGGAGAATACCCTTATATTAAGAATGGTGATAAAATAAAATTTATTTATTTAAAAACTCCTAATAAAACACATTCTCACGTTATTTCTTTTTTAGACAATCTTCCTCCTGAATTAGAATTAGCGAGTGCTGTTGATAAAGAAACACAATTTTCTAAGACATTTTTAGAGCCATTAAAAACATTAACTGATATTGTTGGATGGAATACCGAAAAAACATATACTCTCGATATATTCTTTCAATAAGGGGATTATTATGGATATTAAAAGTATCATTAAGTTGACAAAAAATGAGTATGCAAATATAGCAGAAGATGCTATTGCTGGAGAAATTAATGGTTGGGTTGATTCTGGTAGTTATGCGCTGAACGCACTGATATCAGGTTCTATTTTTAGAGGGTTTCCATCAAATAAAATTGTTGGATTTGTTGGAGTTGAGAGTACAGGTAAAACTTTTTTCACACTTGCCGCCTGTAAAAATTTTATGGAAAAGAATCCAACAGGTATAGTCGTATATTTTGAAACTGAAAATGCACTTACACAAGATATGCTTAAAGGCAGAGGATTAGATCTTTCTCGATTTGCTCATGTTCCTGTTGCAACTGTTCAAGAATTTAAAAATCAGGCTCTTAGAATTGTTGATGAAAAAGTAACTGAGCGAGATAGTTCAGGAGATATTCCAATTCTATTTGTTCTTGATAGTCTTGGCAATCTTTCAACTAATAAAGAAATGGAAGATTCGGCTGCTGGGTCAGATACAAAGGATATGACTAGAGCACAAATTATTAAAGCGGCTTTTCGTGTTTTATCTCTTAAAATGGGCATGGCTAATATTCCTATGATCTTTACCAATCACGTATATGATAAGATAGGAGCAGGTCCATACGCAGGTAAAGAACAGGGCGGTGGTAGTGGAAGTAAATATGCAGCAAGTTTGACTGTGAACTTAACGAAGGCTAAAGAAAAATCTGGCGATGAAGTTATTGGTTCAGCGATAACCTGCACATTAATCAAGTCAAG